AGATATTTATTACATAAATTTTTTTATCATCACCATAAAAAACATCATGATTTCCCAAATAAAAAATCGATTATTCATACACCAATGTTATTAGGTCTAATCAATTGGTTTGTATATATGGGATTATTTCAATATATATTATCCAAACAAACACAAACGAGTTATTATATATTTTTCCCATTGAATTATTTGGCGTTCGAATATACTCATTTATTAACACATAGTTATGTAGGTAAAAATAATATAATATCAAACGCAAAACAATACCATAGACAACATCATTTTACACCAGAAACGAATTATAGTTTTGTGACACCTTTTTGGGATTATTGGTTTGGAAGCTTACACTCAGAATATTCAGTATCTATGGAAGAATTATTATTAGGTTTCTTACCATTTTACTCTTTTTATATTCATAAACATAATCATAAACATAATCATAAAACAAGTGATAGCAATAACCCACAACCAAACCCAAACCCAAACCCAAACCCAAAACAACAATAGCAATAACAACAACCAAAAAATTGATTATTATTATAAAAACATAAACAATACAATACAATACAATACAATATAATATAATAATATTATTATAAAATATACCAAAATGCTTGAAAATACGTTTATACCAAATTCTCCAACTGAATCATCATCACCATCATCATCATCATCAGTCGAATCACAAACAATACCCAAAACACCTACAGAAAAACTAATAAAACGATACGAAATACTAAAAAAATATCCAAACATAAACCCACCAAATAGATATCCAAAAACATATAAGCCACTAACTGACCGTAATAGATTTATAGTAGAGTATCATGATTTAATTTTCGCAAACGCAGTGAGTCTAATACCAAATATAGATATTGGATACCAACATAACATGAAACCCCAAGAACTAGAAAGATGGATAACTAATGCCAAATCATATTTCAAATCCATAACAAAATATCTCAACGAAAAATGTGATGAACAATACAAACATTATTTAGAAATCGAGAAGCAAAAGGCATCATCTACAAAACTGAATATGGAAAACATAGAATCATTACCAGATGAATTAATCCATAAAATACATTCTTATTTATTACCGGAAACCAGAATAATACTTTTAACTGCTAACTATCCAGACTACATGAAAAGTATATTAAAACAGAACAACGCCAAACTAAAGAAAATACTACATAACGTAATCGATAAAAGGTACCATAAAGAAATATATAAATCAGCGGAACACCGTAATTGTTTTCCAACCAATCTAGACTTACGTTTTACTTTTAAAAACAAAGAATCGTTTGATATCATAACAAATAGATTATTAGAGACATTCGTGACAGCACCAGCGAAGACGCCCGAATTATATCAATACTTTCAAAAGGTAGCATTAAGACTAGTACAATTTTTAGTATATAATGGTGCCTACCAGGAAAGACCACCCCCCGCAAAACCCACAAAACCCACAAAACAAGCAAAACCCACAAAACAAGCAAAAAAACCCGCCAAAAAAAGTACAAAAAAATCCACCAAACAAACATAATCCAACCACCAAAACCTCCATAAAAATATTATTAGTTATCAATATAATAATATTTTTTCATAAAACTATACACACAACCCAAACCTCCCAATGCCAAACCCAAACTCAAAGACCTTTATGATGTTTTGATAAATGAGAAATGGGTATTAATGCGGCATCATCAGAACCATAATTTCCTCTCAAAACTGTTGTATTTTTATTTATAGACTGTGTAGCATTGGTAGTATTACCATATTCAATAATAGAAACGTTACGAACGGATACTGACGGGGTAACCCCCTGAACATCAATAATCTTATCAATAGGGTTTTTATCGGTTGAAACGTCAGCATTGGAAATACGAAAAGGTTTATAAATATCTAATATTTTGGCAACAATTGGACTCCTTTCAATATCTTTATGAGACATCTCCACCATTTCAATCCCCATACTAGAACCACACCATTTTTCATTTGATATATCATAAGCATGATGAGTTTGATGGGATGGTTTCGAAAAATCAATAACATCATTCGCCTTACGATAAGCTTTGAACTTATTCATAAAATCCAATAAACCATTTGCGGAACAACGGTCACTCTGTTTCAAATCCCCAGTAATAGCCATTTTAGTACCATCACCAATACGCGTAGTAAGCATCAACATTTGATTTGGCGTACTATTCTGCATCTCATCGGCAATAATAAAACACCGTTTAAATGTACGCCCACGCATATATGCCAAAGGCGAAATTTCAATAACACCAGTTTGTAACATGGAGTCCAAATCACGTTGTTGATAAAATTCCAAAAAAATATCGAATATAGGACGTGTCCAAGGGTCCATTTTATGAATCAAATTCCCAGGTAAAAATCCGAGTTCTTCTTCCTCGACAGGAACAATAGGACGTGTCAAAATAATTTTTTGAATATTCCCACGACGTAACTCCTCGATAGCAGTAACACATGCCAATAGAGTTTTACCACAACCAGCAGGTCCAATACCGAAAACAATGGGAATATCAGGGTCATTCAAATATTTATAATATAATTCTTGATTAGGAGATTTAGGTTTATATTCAGGGGCAATTTTTTTAATATTTTGACCTTGATTTTTTTTAGAAATCATATTATCAAAATTATCACCATTTGAATTTTTGGAACGCATAACAAGGTGGGTTTTACTACCCCTATTATTATGACTATAATGTCTAAATCTCCCCACTCCAAGACCACCAACACCCCCAGCCAATCGACCACCAGAAACAAAATTCATATGGTTAAGACTGATAACAGGGCGTGCTAGAACCATAATTGGTAAAAACATACGAAAAACACGTAAGAAAGAAATACCAGTTTGAATAGAAGGTCTTGTCATTGGCTATTATATTATAATCAAAAAATAATTCTATATCGTTATCGCAAATAGGTTTTCATAAATTTTACGCAAAAATGACACAACCCAATATTATAATACCAATAAAAAAAGCCGTTAAGCTTTTTGTAGTTTTTTGTAGATTTTTATTTTTGTAGATTTTTATTTTTGGATTTTTATAAATTTATTTACAAATATACAAATCTCTCTACTCATATTATCAATCAAATTCAAATTCAAATTCATTCATCATCGGTATCAGAACACTCGGCAGCCCAATCCATTCTACCATTAGGCTTTTCATACCAGTGAGCCGCCACTTTTATAGGTACCGGAGTAGATTCCACCTCATCGTCAGATTCAGACTCAGTATCAGAATCTTCTAAAAGATTACTGAACAAGTTCTTTTGATTCGATGCCGACACATGCTTCTTATTAGAAGAATCATCAGAAACACTATATTTATTAGTAGATTTTTTTGAAAAAGACCAACCACCACTGCCACTGCCAGAACCACTATTACGACCACCTCCGCCAGCACCCGTACGATTTGTGAGTTTAGGACATGATTTTGTCCAATGACCAAGTTGATGGCAATACCCACACTCAGAACTCAAAATAAATGGACATGTAAGAATACCTTTAGTATTTGTCCAGTGACTATTATATTCTTGAGGTGTTTTACCTGCTTTTTTACAGGCACCACAGAAAGGAGTCATGGAATTGGTAGAAACACGAGACATGATTTGATTACAATAATATCACAAAACAATAACGTATCAAGCACGATAATACAATCACGATAATAATGAAAATAGATTTTAAAAAACAACACCAATAAACGTTTTAGAATAATATCAATTTGTTTTTATAAAAAGAATGAATCAATTTTTTATAAAAAATACGAAAACCAACTCCAAACTCCCAAGACCCCAAGACCCCAAGACCCCAAGACCCCAAGACCCCAAGACCCCAAGACCCCAAGCACCTAAGACCCATCTAACTATATGGGTCAATACCACGTTTTGTCAAAATATCCACTAAATAAGAAATTTTCGCCGGGTCAAATCCAACACCATAAGCAGGCATACCATAAATCAAAATATAATAATTAAATACAGCGGCCAATTTAAATGTCTTAGTAATAGTAAGCTGGCCAGTCGAAGTCGCTAACTCAACAACACGTTGATTTTGTTGTGATAGAATAGTATCGATTTGACCTTGTAAATAGGTTTTATCTAATCGAAGAACCACATTATCACCATAAATAGAATATGAATTAATAGCACCAACTAAAGTATCTTGTACCATCGATAATAATAACAAAAGATTCTGATTTTTAATTTTGGATTGAATTTGTTGTACAACCATATATAATTGAATATATTGTTGATAACTATTTGGAATACTTTCATAGTTTTTATTAACCATATTCAAACCATATAAGTTATGGATAGTATTCAAAGAATTTACATAACTAACTGTTAAAACATTGTCTAATTCATTCGCCCCACCACCGCCACCACCAAGACTAGCACCTCCACCACCACCAGCATTACCACCACCAACTACGGATACAGGTAAAGTAAGTGTTTTATTAGCCAAAGGTACGACGGTATTTGTAAAAAAAGATTTACTAACAGCACTCATAAAAATCGATATAGCGACTACTAATATATATATCCAAAATAAAAACAAAAACATTACAAAAAAACAATACAAAAACAAAAACAATACAAAAATATCATTAGAAAATATAATAGGAAATCCAAACCATCCAACAAACTATGTTCTCAAATATCAATAAAACCATTTCCGGAAAACATATGATTTGTGATATTAAAAATATAAAAAACAAGGAATTATTGAATGATATGAATCAAATAAAACAAGTTCTCGATACGATTTGTGAAAAAGAGAATTATTCAATTCTTGGAAGATTAGAACACCAATTCGAACCAGAAGGTCTAACAATCATATATCTATTATCAGAATCACATATATCTATACATACATTTCCAGAACGTGAATATGCTGCTTTAGATATATACACCTGTCGCGAATATCCAGATAATTCAGTATATGATAAAATATATGAATATTTAGTAAAATCATTCCAATCATCACAAAACACACCAATAATAATAGACCGAAAATTTTGAGGAATATTTTTACGCAAAAAATTGATGATTTCTTTCGATAGTTGGTATCTTTCAATTTCAAAACCAATACAATGAGCTCAAAAATCGATTACGATAACCTAATCCAAGAACTAGTTCCATTATTAGAATTTAAACCAACGAAGAACGTGAATCCGCAGGGCGGATTCAATTCTTCGTGGTCAATGACCGAGGAAGAGATAAATCTTAGCCCCAATGGGGCGGATTTAAATCTTCTTCGGTTTAAAAATTATAATGGAACCATTTATATAAAAGCATACCAAAAATGGGTTTATTTCCACCCGTCAAATAAAACCAAATACCCAGGAGCTTATGATGATATAATGAACCTTTTATTTATGGATATGGATATTTTCCAACAAAAAAATATCCCACGCGATGTAAAAATACTAGATATAGTAATAAAAAAATTATTTGAATATATAACAAAAACCGTGCCAAATACCGCACATGACGATACCACCGACCACTATCCATTACCAACCAACCTACCAGTAGAAATAGTAAATATGATTTATGATTTTATCCCAAATGATACTAATATGGATATAATAACCAACATCTTGAAAAAAATAATGTTACCAAAAGCCGAAATTATAAAACAACTAATTATATTCTTTCCACATATAGAAACCGAACCAACTATTATAGAAATTTATTATAAATATGTCATGATTTTTGGTACTAATAATCTCATCAAATTAATACGAAACAATATATGTGATGAATACCAAGAGAAAAAGTCGTATCCAGCAAACAAATCTCAACAATATCTACCATTTTCAAAGGATGAACATAAATTAATAAAAAAGTATATTTATCTTAACAAATCATACTTTGGTAGTTCAGATAATTTGACATTCTGTATAAAATCATCTATGGAGCAATTATTATTTAGTGAACTACGCCAAATGCGCGAAATCAAGACTTTTGAAAAATACGACGTTTTCCAAAGAAAATTCCTTAATAGAGAACCATTTAGTAATAAATCGGAAATAGAGATATTTTGTACTATTTTCAATCGTGGATACGATTGTGAATTTTATAAAAAGGATTGGAAAACCGAAATCCCAGAATTACTATCAAATACAACAAATATGTTAACAAAGCATGATATTTATACTATAAAACAATATCCATTTTGGGTGAAAAGCCTACTAGAAAATCTAATCACCGATATAGTAAAAAAACAAACAAATATTCAACTACACTGCTTATCATGTCAATATCATAATTTACAAAAATATAAAAATGAATGTAGAAATGAACTGAAAAAAATAGAAAAATTCACCAAATAAAAAGGCCAAATACACAAAAACAACAAAACAAAAATCAAAGCTTACATGGTTTTTTTTATTGAAAAAAAAATCAATAAAAATCAACAAAAAAATATAAAAACACCCTCATAAAATATATACATCAAAACCACTCACCCCCAAATGCCAAAATTCGAATTCAACAAAACCAATACATTTTGTATTTCATTATATTCAAAGCCAGAACGCTGGGAAAAAATGGAGAGACGATTGAAACAAACCAACCTGGAAGCAACCCGATGGCCAGCAGCAGTAGGTGGTACCCCCGACATAAAAGATATTTTCCAAGAATATCTAAACAATGGCCAAAAAGGGTGCGCACAATCACATATTAATATTTGGCGACATATTCAAGCAAATCCCATTATAGAATACGCTCTCGTTCTCGAAGACGATGCTTGTTTTGATAAAGAATGGAAAAAAAAATTAGAACAGTTTTATCAACATATAGAGAACCCAGAGAACCAAGAACAAAAACACAAAGATTGGGAATTAATATTATTAAATGCGTCAGAACCAATACATATAAAAGACCGCTGGGTCCAAGTAGAAGAACAATTTCTAACCGGGGGATATATAATATCTCAAAGAGGGGTCAAATATATTCTAGAAATGTTTCATGATAACTATGCGAGTAGTGATTGGATGACGAGTAGATTACAAATGCGATGGAATTCATATAGTTATTTTCCATGGCTGATAATCCAAGAAGGAGACGAATCAACGATAGGTAGTGGTGTAGAAGCAGACCATGCGAAAGTGATAAGATGTTTAAACGAAATCAATTATAGTTTAGAAAACTATGATATATAACCAAGCCCAATGACCCCATAAGCCCTAATCAAAATCCAATAAATCATTAACAACCACATGATTAGAATGAATTTGTTTTGCCAAACAATCGATAGTCGTTATTTTTACTTTGATGTCATTTTCTAATTTTGCGATGATAAGTTGTTGATTAGTAATCGTATTTTTAAGATTGATATTTTCAAGATAAAAATTCGTTTTATTTAGATTCAGGTCGACTAACCAAGATTGATGTTTTTTAGTTTTTATATGAGAAGCAAATATACTATGAGTATCATATGTTTTATCTTTCCTAGAACCACAAGGACAACGAAGACCATGTTTTATGTTATTAAAAGATGGTATTTTATCGACATAATTACCAATATCATTGATACTAGGCGAATAAAGGTCAGGTTCAGTAACTAATTCCATTTTTATTTCAATAGTTATTTTTGTATAACAAAAATATATTATCAATTTTTTAATATAAATTAATCTTCTGATATCAATCTAAAAATCTCACCATAAAAATCATTCATCATATTATATTTATACCAGTTACTTAGTTGAATATTTCCATAGTGAAAACGATAATATATAAAACATAAAACAATAATGTATATATATATTTATATATAAATGGAAACAATTCCGATGAATATAGATGAAAACCCGAAAAGTAGTGAAAGAGTTATAAAATTTGTACCTGATATAAATGTATTATTCAACGCAATAATTAAAATATTTAAAAATTTACGCATAGTGAATGATAGAAATAGTGAAATATATAAAAAAGAAAATGGAAGATACAATGAAGAAGAAAAAAATGAAATATTCGAAACATATATGGAAAATATTAAACAACATATACGAGACAAAGATTCATTGTTGAGATATAGACATAATATAGTAAATACGCTAGGAGTAAATATAGGTTTTAGAGATATAAATATATTTAATATTCAAAGCCCACATTCAAACTATAATAATATGTTTATGTTATGTTGTTCATTTGATAAAATAGATGAAGATTTTTGTATACATATATTATCAGAATATAATAGTTTATTCGATTTACAAAGCGTAAATAATGATAAAGATAATGCGTTAATATTAAGTATTCAAACTAACAAATTTAATGTAGCAAGACAATTATTAGATTTTGGTGTTGATTCAGAAGAAATGAATGATTCAGGAAATACAGCATTAGATTATATATTAGCAAAGATAAAATATGATGAAAATACAAACTGGATAAGAGAATCAGAAACAATAATAAGTATAATAGCACGTTTATTAAAAGTTCATTTAGATAATTTAAATTATGTTGATGTTGATGATGATGATAAAAGACAATATAAAAATGACAATACACAACGTTATATAGATTATTTTTGTAAATATAGAGAATTTTGGGGTCCATTATTAGAACAATATTTTATAGACGATGAAAAAATAGATTTCAAAAAATCAGAAAATGGATATACCAATAAAGTATGCGATGAAGTATTGAAATCGAATCCAATAAATATGGAAGCAAAAGTAACTTATTCAAAACCAATAAGAAAAAGAGAATTAAACATATCGGATGATGATTTACCGAGAGCATCGTATCCAACGCCAAACCTAAACGATAATGGAGAAATATATTATCAACATCCATTAATATTAGCAGATGATAAAGAATTCTTTCTAGAAGAAGATGAAAAAGAACCAGAAGAAGCAATAGTCTTAGGATATGGTGACCAAGAACCAGAATTAATAGCTAAAATGCCCGGTGGAAAAAAAACAAAAACGAAAACAAAAACAAAAAACCAAAAACGAAAAACTAAATCGAAAACAAAATCGAAAACCAAAACCAAATCAAAAAAAGCACCTCGACATACAAATCAACGGCGTACGGTCTCCCGATAATCATAGACCAAAACACCACCAATCATTATTCCATCAATGTTGTATTATACATAAATAATATAATACAATATATTATATGAATAATTATTTAAGAGCATTTATAATAGGTTCATCTATATTCGTCATTTTTCCATTTTATTATATAGTTTCTAATTTTAATCCCAAAAAAAGTAAAATCGTTTTTCATGATTATATTTATTATGCGCCAATATTTTTAGGTTTCATGAATATGTTATCATTATTTATTTCTGAAAAATTTAATTTAACCAGAAGACTAAGTTTCTTAATAATGAGTTTAATAGTACCTACATTCATAACATTATTTGTCATATTATTCAAAATTTATAAATATACATTATCAGAATGGTGTATTCATATTATTCTTCTTTATTTGATTTATTTTATTATATTTAATTTTGTTATATATTTATTAGATAAATATGTTTGATTTTTTTTTGTTCAAACAAGTAATTACACCGTCCATAAAGAAAAATGAGACAAATTCTCATTTTTCGAATGGACTAGTCGCCGACAAAAATAATTTTGATTACGATAATCGTCCCAAAATTCTTTCTGGTCGGTGTAACATCGTTGAATAATTCAACCTAAAAATCTCGCCATACAAATCATTTTACGGTCACCCGATAATCTGGATTCCGAAACACCACCAATCGTAATTCTAGATTTATATAACATTTTTGTAATATCCGTATCAATCGAATAACCATTGGAAACCAACCAAGAAAGAAGAGACGGAATATCATCGGCCCCCATAAAATAATCAGGATGTTTCAAAGACCCTCGCCCACCAAAACCCGAACCCTGTTTCGGATATCGTAATAAAACATGGACACAATTATCCGAAAACATACCGGGAGAAGAAAAAGCACCAGATTCTTGAAAAGGAGATAGTTTCGTGGTCGACATAGGCGTGACCATATTCGCTAATGGACCACTCGGCATGATACTAAGTGTAATAACATTTTGATATGTTTTATAATAAGAATTCAAAATGGGTTCTAAATACATGACAAACGATTGATTCGATGTAGCAAAAGGAGATTCCATTGATTTCGTGAATATATACATATGTGGATACAAACAAATCCCCTGAATCCCAAATCCCAAATCCCAAATCCCAAATCCCCCAAAATTTTATTGATTGATATACAAAACCAATCAATAAAACCGCTTCATACAGGGTTCGAACCTGTGACCTTGAGGTTAACAGCCTCACGCTCTACCAACTGAGCTAACGAAGCATAAAATATTCATGTTGGTGGATAGAGAAAGATATACACATGAATCACATAATAACCATGTATTGATAGGTCTTACTGAGATTCGAACTCAGATTGTTTGATTCAAAGTCAAAAATGCTAACCATTACATCATAAGACCAAACCATACAAAACCACATAATATATTATGTTTCTCTATCCACATAATAACATATATCGGTTTCTTTATGTATTTTTTTATAAAATTGATATTTTTCAAGATATAATATACAATAGGCATACAATAGGCATACAATAGGCAACCAAGATACAATACATACCATAAACCCATAATGTCAAAGACAAGAACAAAGATAAATAATTCGCTTATTGCGTCCAAAATAGATATAGATTATAAAAACATCAATTCTACAAAAAAACAAATGGAAAAACAATTATCACAAAAAGAATTCCATACACTATATCAAGAACCTATACAGCAAGAACCCATACATCAAGAACCTATACAGCAAGAACCCATACAACAAGAACCAACAATATATCATATGGAGTCATTATATAGGGATAATATATGCGACAAATATGAACTGATAAAAAATATATACGAATAATATATAAAAAATATATAAATATAAATGAATATCTGCTTACCAGCAAAATTATTTTTTATAGCAACAATAATAATTTATACATGGTTTTATATTTATTTTAAAAATGTTTTTGAAGATTATAAAAAATTATTTTTTATAGAAGTATCAATAGATGTTTTAGTAATAGTATTTGGAACCTGGCTTTTGAATCATTTATGTAAAACTAATAACAAAAACGTATCATGGATTATATTTATCACTTATTTGATAGGGAGTATAATAATTATGTATATAATGAAACAAAATAAATTTTATTTTGACGTGACCAGGAATACCATAATAATAGTGTAAAATATAAAAACCTAAGAACCCAAAACCCAAAAAACCAACAATTTATCATATGGATTCATTGTATAGAGATAATATATAAAATATAAATGAATATCTGCTTACTAGCAAAATTATATTTTATAGTAACAGTAATATGTTGTATATGGTATTATAATTATTATAGAAACGATTATAAAAATAATAAAAAAATACTCTTGATTGATTTATCAAAAGATATTTTAGCATTGATATTTTTCACATGGCTATTGAATTATTTATGTATTCGTAATTACAAAAACGCATCATGGTTTCTCTTTATAATTTATCTCGTAGCTAGCATAACAGTTATTTATACATTTATATTATATCGAGAACATTTTGATTTTTTTGAAGTGATATTAATATTATTCATATTATTCATGAATGAAAATACTTTGACAACAAATCCACCGATGTATAAAATATAAACCCATAGCCATGTAGCCATGTAGCCATATAAAAATATAAAGACATAACCATATAAACCTATAAACAATGCCAAAATATACATTTCAACCAAATCAATATATAGCCGGTTGGGAAGAAACGAAATGGTTGGTATTATCCTCTTTTTTTATTTTGATACCCGCAATAAATGCTCTCTATAAAAAGCAATATATGAATACATATCTATTAATAATTACATCATTAGCGTCGGCTAATTTTTGGAGAAAGGCAACATGTTCATGGAGACGAAACCTAGATTTGGTTGTATCAAAAATATCATTTATATTATTTTTTTTCCAAGGAATAAAACATATAACATATCGCCCATATAAAATATCTGGATATACGTCACTATTTGTTTGTATTAATTTTTATTATTTATCGAATAAATATTATACCAAAAAAAATCCTATGTGGTATAAATATCATTTTTTATTTCATATGACGATATTATACAAGATATTTTTGATAATAAATAGTATACAATCGAAAACATGAATATGATATTAGCCATAACAAAAAATGGTATAATCGGTATTGATAATAAAATACCATGGTACATAAAAGCGGATTTACAACGATTTCGAGAACTAACGACGAATCATATAGTAGTAATGGGACGTAAAACTTTCGAATCATTACCGAATGGACCTTTGAAAAATCGTATAAATATCGTCATAACAAGAGACCCAACAAACCAAACAAAGAAAACCACTCAATATGCCAATGTATATTTTACCACTATCGATGAAATCGATGAACTTATCGAAAAAATACAACACCAAGAACCCTCCTCAAAAAAACAAGTATTTATAATAGGCGGGGCACAAATATATAATTATTTTTTAAACCAGACACAAAAGATATATGTAACATTGATAGATAAAGATATCGATGGAGATACATATTTAAATACAGATTTTCTAACAAATATCGATTCTGAATTCTTAATAAAAACCATAAGCGAACAACAAATATGTCCTATTTCGAAATTACCATATACATTTATAGATTATGAACGAAAAAATTGATATTACCATAACCACTAACCCCAAATCAATAATCAGAACCACGATAATGACATCAGAATATTACGAGTTTATCGGTAAAGAACCATCATTAAAAACATTGGAAAAATTTATAAAAATAAATAAAAAAGAATTCGATGAATATAATACTGAATGTATAGCAAAAAACTACGAAAATGAAAAGATAGATTATACAGTAATAGTAGAATATTTAGATTTCGCAAATAGATATACTAATAATGAATATTATTATTTAGGAGGTCATATAAAAATTGAAATCGATGGCCCAATTACCGAAAAATCAATCAACGACGCCACTAAAACAAACAATGAATTTATACCAGAACATATGATGGAGGTCGCATCAAAAGTTCGGTCTACAAGACAATTAGATAATTTACGAAAAATACTAGATGTATATTATGAAAAATGTTTGGAAGAATATTACGCACCTCCACCTCCACCACTAGCAACATTATCTCAATCAGAAAATCAACCAAAACAAAACTCGTCGATATTTTCATGGTTAATTTGTGGTGATAATAATAATAATAATAATAATAATACACAATCGTCAGACTCTGTCTCGCGTAGAGGAGGTGAAGGATATGAAAAAGTAGCGAAAAATACAATAATAGGAAAAACAATTTCAACTAAGTTACCAGTTACTGTTTGAACCATACACCCCCATAGGGGTGTGGTTTATACCCGTGAAGATTTGAAACAGGGCGCTCATTAGGAGCGCCATTTGAAATCGTAACTGGTAACTTAGTTGAAATATTCACTGATATAAAATGATTTTTTTGAAAAATCGAAAAAAATTGATGAAAAAGTTTTGATAATAATACTACTATTACTACTACTACTAATACTAATATATTATCATGTCTCTAACAGAAGAATCTGCCACAAATTATACAATGGAAAAAGAAGAATATAGAAAAAATTATAATAGAAACTATTATCAAAAATATAAAAATATCATTGCGAATAAAAGGTCTTATTGTGATTGTTGTCAATTAGAATTTGCTGCTTGGAATATCTATAAACATAATAAATCAAAGAAACATTTATTCAATTCAATGAGTGAAGAAGATAAAAAAAAAAAATTAGAAGAAAAAACAAAAGAAAAAATTAATAATAAAATTGAAAAATTAAAGGCCCTTTTGTAAAAACAGTGATATGTAAATCAAAACATATATTTTTTTATAATCAAAAAAT